ATGCTGGTATGTTCCCCACATTTGAGAGCTTTACTCAGGTCATGGACCAGTGTACCGAGAATTATGAGTGTCTCGTCATCAATAACAACGCGAAATCGAACAAATTACAAGACCAAATCTTCTGGTATAAGGCGCAACAGCACGGGCCTTTCAAGCTGGGCAGTAAGGAGTTCTGGGAAATATCGAAAAATCTAGGTTCTGATGATGAAGGCGAGCAGTCGTATGACCCTAACGCTGCGAAAAACAGCAAGGCGCCGAAGATTAACGTCAAGAAGAGCAAGTGGTGAGGGAAAGTTTCCATTCTTACTACTCATTTTGGAGTAGCAAGATTCCGAAATTATCATTTTAATCATAATTCTTGCTTTTGATTTATAAAAGCGACAGTCATTTATACTATCGCTTTCACAATTTTGCTTGTTATTTATAAAAGCGAATATATTCCAACCCGTTGCTTTTATAAATCCGCTTTTCATTTATGAAAGCGACCGTATTCCAACCATCGCTTTCATAAATTCCGCTTTTGATTTATAAAAGCAACGCATCGCATCCGCTTAAAACAACCGCCTATTTATATCATTCAATACATCCGACAAGTCAAATCCCGGTTTGTTAGGATTGTAGCGTATGATTGCGTAACCTTGATTTTTGATGAACTCTTCTCTCACCAGTTCATCCACCGAAGACCGGTCGCTATGTCCGTATTCATCACATTCTACAATGATTTTATCGTTCGTGAAGCACAAGTCAGCCCTATACGGTCCAATCTGAAACTGACGCGACATGGCGCGAGCGCCGCTATACGCATTTTCAATAAACCCGATGGTCTGACCTTCGATGCACATTGGGAATTTGACAACTTGTATTTGCTCTGACGCTGAAACAATGTATTTGGTTCTGAAATTAAATGAGTTTTTGAAGAGTTCAAATGCTTCTTCCGTAAGCATATATACGATGCGGTTATGCCCGCCGTGTTTGTTCAATTTACCATCAGCTGTCACTGGATACTTGATATAATGGATATTCTCTCGATAGTTCTTCTCCAAATGTAATCTTAACTGTACCTTTTGTGTCTTGAAATGACAAACCAAATCATCCAAATCGTGCGTGAATTCAGGCATCATGTAAAAACGTATCATCAATCTATTCGTTTTCAGTTCAGTTCAATTTTATGTATTAATTCATATTGTAATTTAATCTCCGGAATTATAATCTTATATTTTAGTATAACACTCACCCACTTCACTCTTCATTCTTCCATGAGAACTCTCCAACTTACGATTCCGAAGACAACGTCTTCTACCGATTTTTCTGCCTCATCTGCTGCTGCTGCTGCTGCTGAAGCAAAGAATTCATCTCTTAGTTTTGGCGGCGGCTACAGCCAGTCAAGTGGTTGGAATGCCAACGTTACATTTACCAAGAAATGGTAGATAAAATAATCTTTCATATAACATTATTATTACTGTATGCGACAGTAGTAATAATGACGATTGTTTTCATTTAGAAATATTCAAATACTTATTGTTCGGCCTCCGGCGCCCCCGCCCCCGTCAACCGCGACAATCCGTGGTCTGTATTCTTATCCATGACGACATCTTCGCTTTCAAAGAGTTCCTTTCGCATCTCTTCAACTGTCATGGTCACGGATGCAGACTCGTCTCCCGCATTCCAGATACCGCCACCGACACTCTCGCTTGCGTCGCTGCTCGCGAGGAGGTCCTTCGGCTTTGCATCGACCAACGTCTCACCGTCCTTCGCCAACATCTGCGTGAGTTTGTTCCCGCTTTCCTTGGCCAGCTTGATATTCTCCTGAATCGCCTTCGCCTTTGTCTCCTTGACACGCTTATCAAACTCCGTCTTGGCCTGCTCCTCGTTCTTCTTCTTCTCCGCCATCAACTGGTTCAAGGTCTCCTCCATGTACTCGACGCGTCCAGTCTTATATGCATCAGGATGAAACGGCACCCACATGCCGACAGGACCGACGAATACGTCGTGATTGGGGTCAACCTCACGCAACATCTGACAACGCAACTCGGCCTCCTTCTGAGAGCCAAAAACACCGCGCACCTTCAACCCGCGCACAGAGGTCTGGAAATTATGCTTCTCATTGAACTCATTTTCGAGGTCATCCTCGTGCTTGTCTAGGAATGTCTTGTACTCATCATAGATATTCGTCTTTTGCAGGGTTTCTTTCTCTTCTTTAGCAAATTCTTGAAAGTCGGCAGACACCTTCTCGAAATTGATATGATACTTGAAGGATACAAAGTTAAGGAATTGTACGAATTTCTCCATGGACTTTTGATAGTCCCAATAGTGGAGAAACTTTTCAAAAAAGAAATGGTCTTTCTGCTTCAAAATAGATTCTGGAGACACAAAAGATAGACATGCGAACTTCTGACCGGCAATCGGTTTATCTTCCTCTAACAAGTCAATATATTTAGGATTTACATCACCGGAACTTGTGTTCTTTAATTCAACGCCGGAAGGAGGAGGGGGAACTGACATCGTGAACTGAAAACCTTCGATTTATAATATACTAAGGTATACTTTATTTAAGTGTTTTACGCATTCGATTCCATTTCATTCCATTTTAATTTCTTATCATTATTTATAATAAATACTCAAATGTCCGGAGTTTTTGATTTAGGTGAACTCGTTAAGAGAACCATTAAGTACCTTGTTGAGGGTGTTATGGTCGCTATTGCGGCCTACGCCATCCCTAAACGCAGTTTGTCGTTTGACGAAGTGGCCCTCATCGCTCTTACTGCTGCCGCCACCTTCAGTATCCTTGATACCTATGTCCCCAGTTTGGCCGTTAGCGCTAGAACCGGTGCTGGATTCGGTATCGGCGCCAACCTCGTCGGATTCCCCACACCTCTTCGTGTCTAAATGACTCGATAGACCGATTTACTATAATATATGCTTCAATAGTATATATTAAAGAAGTATGGTTGTATTACCAGGACTACATGAGGTTCGAACATGGTTAGGTGTACCTCCACCTAAAAAAGAAAGTGGCGCAGTCTCCGAATATCGCGAACGATTCAATTCATATTATTACCATATTGTCGAACGCGACCCCGACCGTTTTAGAATCTTCATAGTTTTAGGAATTGTGTATATTATCGTTCTTCTCGTTCAACAAAAACGTTATTATTGGTGGTATCCCTCATTCAACCTAACAATACCAGGTGTAGGCATTGCATTCCCGGATAGCCGCTCCGAGATTCATACAGTGATGACCGAATACATCATGAAGCGAATGCCGAGTGATATTGCATTCTTTCGTATGACGGATATGAATGTAGCTGCCGCATTTACATCCATTATTACATCCGATGAAATGTCGGCAGCCGAAATGAAACGGATTATGACGAATACTCGTGTCATGTTCGTCATTAAGTCATTAAAATGGAACTACAACCGCGCGCGACCAGCTCAAATCGCGCCGGACCTTATCAATGAAGCCAATGGAACATTATTACGGTCAGAATCAGCAGACACCCCCGCCTATCCTTCCGGTCACGCAGTTCAGACATATTATTTAGCGAAAATATTGGCGCGTAGATTCCCGGCGAAGACGCAGGCGTTGATGGAAGCCGCCACCAAGTGCGCAAATATACGGATTATGGCGGGCCATCATTACCCGACCGACCGTGATTTCGGATGGTGGGTAGTTGACCACTATTTAACGGATGTATAAACACCGGGTAAAGATACGCACGTGGTGCGTCGGTTATTTAGTACTAGTAGTACGTTTCTTTTTGACAAGGTCAGTCATTTGCTTTTCATAATTTACTTCTTTTTTTTCAATGTCACTATAACCTGGGCGCTGTATTATGCATATCGGTGTAATTAAATACCATCGGTCTTCACACTGAAGACGTTTCCAGTATGAATCACATGCGTATGCGGTTGCATTTCCTGGATTCGCGATAAGCCCACGGAGTCCTTCTTCGAAATTATGAATGAGTTTATCATAATAACGACTGCATACGAGGTAACATCCTGCAACATTACAATTCGATATACGAAAACAGTCAGGCGGTTCAATTTTAAATGGCGGATAATTGTTGCCAGAGAATAAAACCACATCCCAGTCATCATTGTTGAACCGTGAAAGGAATGACGATACTTGGTGAACAAGTACTTCCGGGTGAATAAGTAACGCATCATCTTCGAATATAAGAATATGGTCCCATCCGTTATTTTTCGCAGTTCGTAAACACTCGATATGACTCTTTGTGCATCCAATTGCACCATTCACGTCGTCTTTGATTGCGGAAAATCGCGGGACTGGCGTAAATTTGAAATCTTCGGGATAGCGCGCAGTAAGTTCCTCGAACTGTTTTTCAAAGAGTTCACGACGGTCATTTCGCGAATCCAGATTGATATAGATTGCATGTTTTATATCTGAAAATTTGCGCAACATTGCATATAATAGTAGAATAATAGTATTATTATTTATATCCATTTATCCATTTACACACAGAATAACAAACTTAAAAAGTGATTCGGATTTCCTACAAGATACCGTACTATTATACGAGGAGACTACATGATAACAATTACCATTATGGGCGGATTGGGAAACCAACTATTCCAAATATTTATGACGGTTGCTACGGCACTTCGAAATGGAGACACATTCTTTTTTATGCATCATGACGAGTTACCCGGGACAGCTGGGTATCCGCGTTATACATTTTGGTCTAGTTTATTCCGTGGGTTGAGAAAGTATCTTACCCCGTCAAATGACGTGAATGACCGAATGTTTCAATCATTGCCGCGATGGGATGAAATCGGGTTTCATTACACACCTACGCCGACGGACACGGCGAAATACCCGAAACCACTTCGTTTTCATGGTTATTTTCAGAGTCACCGGTATTTCGAAGACAAATACGCGGAAGTATGCGATATGATACAATTGCGACAACAACAAACCTGGGTGAAACAAATGTATGGAAATGATTATTTGAATCACGGGGGCGGGACTGGTACCAACAAACGCACATTCGTGAGTCTACATTTTCGAATCGGCGACTATGTACAATACAAAGACATTCATCCAATCGCACCTATCGACTATTATTATCGCGCAATACAACACATGGTAACGGCGAT